GGCCGAAATGAGGAATCTGGTAGCTTAAAATGCAAAGGCCGAGGGATTATAAGAAGGAATATCGGGATTTTCATGGCAAGCCAGGGCAGATCAAGAACCGCGCAGGGCGCAACAAGGCAAGGGCGATAGCGGTGAAAGCTGGCCGGGTTCATAGGGGTGATGGCAAGGAAATTGACCACGCCAACAATAATCCCCGTGACAATTCGTCAGGCAATACTCGCATCATGTCGAGGAAGGCCAACCGAGGGCGCAAACGTAGGACAATCTGATGGACGATGTAAGAAAGCCAGAGCCAAAAAAGAAAACCAGAAAACCCATTTCAGGCAAGACAATCCTGGAAGCTTTGACGCCGGACTTGCGTCCCAGGCCTGATGTTTCATCATTACGAACTATGAAACCTGCTGAAGCGAAGGAGTTTAGGTCTAAAACGGGTATGGATGCATTTGGAACCTTAAAATATATGCCCGACAATCCTGAAGCGCAAAAGCGGCTAAGAGATTTTAAAGAGCGCAGAGGAAAGGACAGAAAGTAATGCCTATACGCAAAGACACGAAGGGTTACCAATTTGGCGGGATTCTTAGGGGCGTTAGGGATCGTATCGGGGGTGGCTCCAATGTCTCCGATGACTTCATTAATAAACTACTGGAAGGCGGCGGACAAAGCCCGGAGGCTCTCCAGGCCCTTCGTCGTAGAGGTCTTGATGGCCGTGCCGCCGTGCCTGGACGCTTTGGGAGGGCCACCCTCGCCGCCGCCCAAAAGGCCCGAGAAGCGAGGGCCGCAGACAAAGCAGCCAGCTACGGCGGCAAAATAGCCAGCCACGGTGGCCTGGTCAGTCGTGGATACGGCGTTGCAAGATCACCGAAAGGCAAGAAGTACGTCTAATGGCCGCACCAACAACATCAGATACAGCTAATTTCAAACTGGATATCCTTCAGGTTTGCGAGGAAGCCTACGAACGCGCCGGGGGCGAGTTGCGGACGGGGTATGACCTGCGTTCAGCCCGTAGGAGTCTTGAGTTGCTGGCTCTGGAGTGGGTGAACCGGGGCCTGAACCTCTGGACGGTAAAGGAAGCCAGCCTGGCCCTGGTGGTTGGGACAAGTGTCTATAGCCTTGCGGACGACACCATAGATGTCCTTGACGCCGTCATACGGGACGGCAGTGGCGTAACGCAGACGGATTTCTCCCTGACGCGCCTGTCGGTAACCAGCTACGCCCAGACATCCAACAAGAATACCCAAAGCCGCCCGACCAGTATGTATATTGACCGTCAAAACCGGCCCACGGTGACGTTGCATCCTACACCCAATGACGCTGACCAGACGTTTAATTATTGGTATGTCAGGCGCATTGAGGACCTGGGCGACAACACCAACAACAACGATATGCCCGAACGGGCCATTCCGGCTATTGTTTCCGGTCTAGCGTTCAATATCGCCCTCAAACGGCCTGAATTTGAAGCGCGGATACCCATCCTCAAGTCTCATTACGAAGAACAATACGAATTGATGGCGTCAGAGGACCGTTCCAAGGCGTCCCTGATATTTACGCCCCTACAGGACTTTATTGACGTGGATTTGACATGACCAGTAAACATTTCGCGGCAGGGAAACACGCCTTCGGGTTCTGTGACCGTTGTGGGTTCAGGTATCCATTGGCGCACCTTGTCTGGGAAATGGAGGACAAGCGACGCAATGGACTTCGTGTCTGCAAGGATACGTGCCTTGACCCGGATCACCCGCAACTTCAGTTGGGCCGATTCAAGATTTTCGATCCGCAGACGCTGGACAGCCCACGCCCAGACCTCGCCAAGCTAGACAGCCAGAGTCTGTTTGGCTGGAACCCCGTCGGCGCGTTGAAAAGCACGGCGGCTTCGGGACAGGTGGGGACGGTAACAATTTCAACATCATAGGAGACGAACATGGCTCAATCTGTATTTAAGGGCAAAAAGCGCGGGGCCAAGAAGAAGAAAATGAAGGGTTATAACCAAGGCGGCATGATTACCAAGCGCGGAATCATGCCGACCAACCAGAAAACCGTTCAAGCCACGGGTATGGGCGCGGCTACGAGAGGCGGAAACTTCAAGGTCTAATCATGAACTACACTTCCCTTCTAGCATCCGTACAGGAATACACGCAGAATTCGGAGAGTGTCTTCGTTGCTGAAATCCCCAACATGGTCAAACAGGTTGAGGATCGTATTCAGCATATTGTCCAGCTTCCGGTATTCCGCAAAACGTCTTCGGGGACGGTGACGGCGTCGAACAGGTTTCTGACGACGCCTACGGACTTCGTGGCGGCGTATTCACTGGCGGTGTTGAATGGGTCGTCGGAATATTCGTTCTTGCTGAACAAGGACGTGGATTTTATCCGGGAAGCCTTCGACCAGACTACCGATACCGGGCTTCCAAGGTTTTATGCGTTGTGGGATCACGACACGTTCCTTTTGGCTCCAACGCCAGATAGTGGGTACACGACGCAGTTAAATTATTTTTACAAGCCAGAGAGCATCGTCACGGCAGAGAACACTTGGTTGGGTGACGAGGCCGAATCAGCCATGCTATACGGCACTTTGGTAGAGGCTTATACGTTTATGAAGGGGGAACAGGACCTGATGCAGTTATACGAACAACGCTACAAAGAGGCGTTGGTCAAGCTGAAGGAACTAGGCGACGGCAAACTCCGTCAGGATATGTATAGATCAGGGCAAGTTAGGGTTCCGGTGCAGTAATGCTTATAAACCCGTTTGCAAGCGCAGAGGTGGGGGATGTAATGGTCCACACCACACGCAATAGAGGCCACTCTGCCGAAGAATTGACGGGAATGGCCTTGGAAAAGATCATTCACGTTAGTGGTGACATGCCAGAGCCGATAAGGGCGCAAGTGATGGCTTACAAAGATAGCCTTCGTGATATATTATTGTTCTATATGCGCCAAGCAATGTTGAGTGAACGGGTAACGATCAGGGCTGAAATAACGGCTGAAATGAAGGAGAGCGAGTAGATGGCAATCACACAAGCATTATGCACCAGCTTCAAACAGGAGATTCTGGTTGCAGAACATAATTTTACGGCATCTGGCGGTCACACGATGAGAGCGGCGCTCTATACCAGCAGTGCTACCTTGGGTGCGGCGACCACAGCTTACAGTGCGACGAACGAGATATCTGGCACCGGGTACGTCGCCAAGGGTAACTCGCTGACCAATGTGACGCCGACTACGTCGAGTACCACAGCCTTGACGGATTTTGCCGACACGACGTGGTCAACATCGACAATCACGGCGCGAGGTTCGCTGATCTTCAATGATTCGCATTCCAGCGATGCATCAGTGCTGGTGCTGGACTTTGGTGCGGACAAGACCTCCACGGCAGGGGATTTCACGATCACGTTCCCCGCTGCCGACGCCAGCAACGCGATCATTCGGATCGCCTAAATGAGGACACTGGAGTGAGTAGCGCAGTATGGCCGGATGGGGCATCAACACTTGGGGTGATGGCGTTTGGGGCAGCGGTGCCATCATCGTTTCGGTTACGGGGAGCGCAGGAACTTCGGCCTTTGGGAGTGAGAGCGTTTCCGCAGGTGCAGGGGTATCAGCTACCGGTTCATCCGCTACGAGCGCCATTGGCACGGTTACAGCAGTCGGAGGAGCGGGTATTTCGGCTACGGGTATCGCTGCTACATCCTCTCTTGGCAATGAAACAGTCAGTGGGGCAGCGAGTATTTCGGTTACGGGCTTTAGCGCAACATCTTCTTTCGGTAGCGAAACAGTCAGCGGGGCAGCTAACAGCAGCGTTACGGGCCTCAGTATGACAATGTCGAGTGGGGAAGAACTTGTTTGGGGCATTATAGATACATCGCAGACCCCAAATTGGTCTGAGGTAGTGACACAGTAGGAGCGCACAAATGGCAAGCACAGCATCAGATTTAATTAAATTCGAGAAAATGGCTACGGGTGAAAAGTCCGGCACATGGGGGACGCTTGCCAATCAGGCCATGTCGCGTATCGAAGAGGCGATTGCGGAAATCACCAACATCACACTGGCGGGGTCTAATTACACCCTGGACGATACCCAGTACCTTGAACACGCTGACTCCACTCCCGCCCAGGAAAGCCATGTCGCCATGATCAAGGCGACGGGAACGCCCGGTGCAACCCGGCAGGTCATCGTTCCTTTGCGGAATAAGCAATACATCGTCTGGAACGCCACCACGGACGCTTCTGATTTAACGGTTGGTGGGGCTTCAGGGGCCACGGTAACGGTTTCCAATGT